ATGACAGCCTCCACCGCGTCCGCCACTTTGTCCGTGACGTTCTCCACTCCGAGAACGACTTGGCCCATCGCATCTGCTGCGATCTTTCCGGCCTCGGCGAAGTTCCCGCTGAAGGCCGCTTTTATAGCATCGCGTAAACGCGGGAAAAGCTTGAGCAAACCCTCGATGCGCGTTTCGATGTTTTCTTGAATCGCGTTCTTGAGGTCGATGACCGCCTGCTTGGGGTCGCTGAAGGCGGCGAAGAGTTTGTCTACCAACGGCCCTGTGAGGTCGATGATGGTATCAATAACAGCCCCGATACCTGCCATCGCTAACCCAAGGGTGTCGGCCACCTTCTTGTTTTCGAGGAAGGCTTCCACGATAGGCGTCAGGACTTTGGTAACCAAACCGATGAGACCCGTTGCGGCAATGGCAGCCCCCACAAGTTTGAAAGCATCGGCACCCGCCTTGCCCGCCTTCTTGAGAAGGCCGCCCGACTTCTTCGCCTGTTTACCTATATCCTCTGTGGAGTCGGCGGCATCTTGTGCCGCGTCTGCCACATCCTCCATACTCTTCTGAAGCTGACCAGTGGCCTTGATTACTTCGCCTGTCTTGGCATCGAATTCGAGTACGACGGTCTGTGTAGTTACAGCCATGAGAGCACGGTTTTAAGGAGAAAGACACAGACCCCAAAGAAGGCCGCGAGGTATCCCAGCGCGAGGGTGTAGTCCAAAGGCACAAGCCACCACGGAAGCGGGGCTTTGACCTTGTAAGCCTGTAAGAGGTCGATGCCTCTCATAATATGCTGGGGGTCTTTCATTGGGGTTGGGTTGTTTGGTTTTTGGGTTTGCAGATGCCCATAGGAGACGTACCTCCCGGCACACCGACGGGGATGGTTACCCAGTCGTAGCCGTACAGCTTGCAGCACTCCTCCGACCCGAAGTCAGGAGACCCCGAGCTTGAAGAGTTGAAGAGTATGAAGTTGTAGCGATCGTCGTACCCCGTGGGTGTGTCGGCACATACCGCCACGTCGGAGAGCTCCTTGATGAGTTCCACTTGGCACACCCCCTCCACGTTGGCGTCGTAGGAGAGCTTCAGAACCCTCCAATACGAGTCGCGTATGTAGATGCGGTCGGAGAACTCAAAGGCGGCGAGGTCGCCCTTAGAAAGCCTCATGGTGCATTTCATGATACGGGCCTCCTCGGAGTAGAGTTCGTTGACGTACTGCGCCCAATATTGAAAGTATAGGGTGCGCCACGGCGAAAGGTCGACGGGTATGAAGGGCTGCTCGGAGCCGAAGTTCAAGTCCTTGTCTCCGATGTCGGCGTAGTCGGTGGAGTAGTTGGAGAAGGAGGGGAAGTATGAGGAGGCAGCCGTGGTGACTCCCAAGTCCGTGCGGGTGTACCAGTTGCCAAACCTCTCCGAGAGGCCGTGCCAGTACGCAATCATAGGAAGCGGGTCTTTGACTCCCGTCCCGTCAGATAGCAGGCTGCGGTGTATAGCAAAGGAAGAGCCGGGGATAACAGAGGTCATATACTGCCCGAAGGTCGTCTCCACCGTCTGCTCGCCCGTAGCGAAGTCGTTGCCGGGATCCGTCACCTCGTAATCTCCATAGACCCTACCGAGAGACTTTTGGATGGTGTCCGAGATGAAGTCGGTGCCCGCCTGATACGTCCACTTGTACTCCTTCTTCTGGAGGTCGGTGGTAGGCTGGATGGTCACATCCTTAGAGTAGTCCACCTTGTGCGCTCCAGTCCTTCGCTGTACCTGTCGAGGTGTAGTCGGTGAAGGGCTCGATGAGCAGGTGGTTGGGCTTGTTCTTGTCGGGGACGAAGACGAGGTTGAACATACGCTGCAAGCCGAGGACAAAATCGATTTGTTTCATCTTGGGCATATTGAGAGCCATGTCTACGTCCATGCCGCTCAGGGCTTGGCTCGTATCAAAGACCTCGAAGGAGGTGGTCCACACGTTGCCAATACCCCCCGTGCTCGTCGCAGGACTGAGCGCATAGATGCGTGATGCCGAGCCCGAGGTCTCGTACCACACTTCGAGGTAGTCGCCGCTTTCCAGAAGGATGGCGGGGCCGCTCAATCCCGTACCGATACCTGACCCGTCAAAGACGTGATCGAGGAATTTCTCTTGGTTATAGAAGAGCTGGTCGTCGACCAAGGTCTCCAAGAGAGAGCCGTTTTTGTATAGGTAGATTTTGATGTGCGTATTACCCGAGCCCTGCCGAGCGTAGACGGTGCGCACCTTTACGCTGTAATATCCCGTATAGGGTGCCGTATAGCGGTGGCCTAGACCTCCACCTACGGCGTTGGTCCAGTTGTCTTCGGGGTCTTTGCCTCCTGCGATAGTATCATAGATGAGCATCTTGCGGAGCGTCTGCGCTCCCGTGATGTTGGCGGTGATACCCGCTGCCATCGTGTTGTCCAAGAAGTCGACACTGCTCAAGGTCTGGTTGCCGTTGTAGGCGGGCAGGTACATGGCGGAGAAGTTGCCCCCACCGGTAGTATTGAGAAAGGTGCTTTCGTAGGTGAATCCCGCCTCGTCCATGATGGTGTCCAACAACCCTTTGACTTGGATATAGGGCGTCAATTCGCCTTGCCATATCCCGTCCTGTGCCGTCCAAGGCGGGTTGTCGGGGAAGCTCCAGTTGAAGCCCTTGTCGAGTAGGCCGTACCGGATAGTGCCATCGAAGGGGTACGGGCTGACGCTACCCCACGAGTCCTGAATGTTCCCCAAGTTGAGCTCATGGTCGGCGGCCGAGAGGTCTAGGTCTGAAAGCATCCCGTCTCCGATAGCCGATTTTAGATCTACGGCACCACCAAAAAACACGAGTTCTATGTCGGCGTACTTCTCTTTTTGGAGGTATACCTGCTTGACCTGACAGAATCCCCGAACGATGGGGATGGTGTTGTCTACGAGCTCGGCAGGGATACGCGTCTTGAGGTTGATACCTACCGCCGTAGTAGAGGGTACCTGCCCCAAGATATCGAGGTTGTTCTGCGTCGCAGGGATACGGAACGTCTGCGAGAAGCTCCCCGCCGTCGCGTTGATATTTTGGATGTCGGTGAACTGGAGCGTGAGGTTTACGCTCTCGTCTTGGTAGAGGTCGACGAGCGACCCGTTGAGGTAGACCCTTAGCATCGGATGTCTTGTGCGAGTTCAATTTGGAACGATACGTCGAACGTCTTGCTCGTCGCAGGGATAACCTGGTATGTGTTGGTTACGATGTTGCAAGGAAGCCAGTCGCCCGACCCCACCCTAAACATGACATTCTTCGAACGGAAGGCGTACTGCAAGAGGTCGCGCTCCTCAGCCGTGAAGAGCTGGTTGCGTAGCTGGTACGACTCCTTGCCCGTCTTGTGGTAGGGTGTGGCTTGACGGTCCCACGCGTTGAAGTCGAAGCTTACGCTCTTGCGGTAGTCCTTGCTTTCGGTGGCTAGCGTCTTGAGGTTGCGGCCATCGAAGCGTAGGTAGTCGTATGCCCCCACGGTGTTGGCCCATGCGAGCTGTACGGGGTCGTGCTTGATAGGTCGGCAGTCGCGGTTGATGACAAGAGTCCCCGAACGCTTCGCGCCCCCCGCCGCACCGCTGTTGGTGGCGTAGATACGCAGCTCGTCCCAGTCGGCGTCCCATGCACTTGCAAAGATGACAGGCTGCAAGTTGGCCGGGCCGATGGGGGAAGATGTAGTAGTTCTCATCGAGGTCGGCTTTGGCTGTCACCGCAAACGTCCTTTGTTGTACGATGCTTCCGTCCTTGTATAGGTTGAACTCAATACCTGCCCAAGTGCTCGCCGTGCCCAAGTTGGTGGTGTGGCAGATGACACCGACACCCTCGTCCTCGTCGGCCATCGTCATAGTGATGTTTTTCCCGGATAGGTTTCTGTCCGTGAGCCACGACTTGGAGTTGCCGCTGGTGGGGTAGTATGCCGCAAAGCTCGGGTGTAGTCCCTCAGAGATTTGTTGCGCCCCTCCAAGGAGGTATACTGCGGCGGTGTCGTCGTCGGTTCCCAAGGCGCTCCCGGTATAGTCCTGCACTCCGACGGTGTACTTACGCAGGGCCTTTTGGTTGGGGTAGTTTAGGGACTGCGTTTTCGTGTGCACCACCTCCTCCGTGCCGATGGTGGTCGATGTGTTGGGAGCTGCGACGCGGCCCTCGGCAATATCAGAAAGGTCGAAGTATCCCTCGTCGTCAGCGTTGGCTGTAATGTAGAACGTCCCAATGACTGACCCTGCTGTGGCGTCGTTGCTTTCGTATACACGCACCGCAAAACGAAAGCCAGCGGTCACCGTGGCCGTGGTGCTGAACTTGAAGATAAGGGGCTGCCCAGCGGGACGCAGGAGGTCGGGAGCGGAGTCGATGGTGGAGGCCATTACTTGGGTTTGATAGTGATGTTGCCAGAGGTGAAGGACAAGGACTTGAGCAGGTCTTGGGCGAGGGCTTCGCCGAGCTCGTCGCGGTATTGGGGTACGATGCTTTCGAGGGCCACGGAGTAGTATCGCAGCCCTACTATACCCTTGCGCTTGATAGATCGGGCGATGAGGAAGGCGGCACTCTTGAGCCTGCTCTCGGTCTGCTTGATGAACTTGCCGTTCTTGTCGCGTAGGCGTACGGGCTTGGCCCGCATCCATTCGATGATAGGCCCGGAGGGTGGTTGCTTGGAGCGGAAGGAGTAGGGCGCGTTCTGGTTCTTTTGTGTGCCGTTGACGCCCCAATGGATGAAGGCGGCATAAGGCAGGGGAGAGCCGAAAGAGACCCTCCCCCCCTTTATCTGATACGTCAAAGACTTCTGAAGGGAGCGCGAGGCTACGCCATAGGAGCGGTTTTTGCCTATCCTACGGGAGCCGAGCTCACGCTTGGCGGCGTTGTTTACGTCTTCCGCAAACCGCCCCAGTACCTTCTCAAAGTCTGCGAGGTTCATTTCTTGCTACGTCCGAGAACTACGGCGTTGATGATGCGCTTGAGCAGGTCGACGATGTTGTCGTCTTTCTCGGTTTCGGTCAGTGCCGTGATCGTGCCTGCGGCGGTGATGACAGCGAGGGCGATTTCTGCCCAGTGCGTTGTGAAGAATTCCATGAGTTATGGGGTTTGGATGTTGTTGTATGCTTTGAGACAGTGGTCGGGGTCGATGTAGTCGAGGAGCTCTTGCAGCTTCTTACCCAAAGGCGAGAGGGTGCCACCCAGCATGTTGGCTCCCAGGACGGCCGAGATAGTCTGACTGCCGAACGGGTAGCCTCCCGGCTTGGTCAGCGTGTTGTCGAGTAACGAGGCGGCCATGATAGAAGCCATGAAGGAGAGGTCGCGGAATATGTCGTACACCCACGGCCACGGGCGAGCGTCACCGGTGCCGATGCGGTAGAGGATACCGAAGACAGGCCCGACAAGAAATAGGCACAGGCCCGCAGCTACGAGAGGAAGGATGAGGAGGTATCTCATGCGGGGTCTTGTGGGAACCATCCGTTCTCGACCATATAGTCGTAGTCTCTGATGGTGGTGGTTGATGGTACGATATTTCCGAACGGGAACTCTTGGTTGTTGAGGACGTAGGAGGAGAGGTTGAAACGCTCCTGCTCGTTGAGTTCCGGGAAGAGGGAGACGAGCTTCTCGATGGTGGCCTGTGGGCTTACCGGGATCGTGTAGTCCGTGTCTACTTGTAGGGCGTGCTGGATGCCGTCGGGGTGTACGATGACACCGAAGACGGTGGCGTCCTTTTGGTAGTCCTCTTGGATGGCGAGGGGCACGGTGATGTTGTAGAGCTCGCGGGTGATGCTCTTGGCTCTGACTTCACTTGTCAGGAAACCTTCGGGGAGAACGATGATATACTGACTCATGGGTAGATAGAGTAGAAGTCGTTGATGTTGGTCTCAATGCCCGTGCGGTTGCTGCTTTGGTCGCTTTGCCAAATGGTCATCTCTTGGAATTTTCATTTTCTGTTTTACGGCTTCCTCCGCGCGACCAGCCACCTATCCTGACGGCGGTGTCGCTGCTTGTAGTTCCTGCTGTGTAAGCAGAACCAAGTAGTGGAGCCGTTTTTATAAAAGAATGTAGATGAGACCATTAGTAAAAAAGCCAATCAAATTTTTGATTTGTATCAGCCGTTACATTTTGAATGATGTTTCGATAATTCAAACGCCAAATTGTTCGCCGTATTATTCCAAAGCAAATAAATCAGACCGTTAGTTGCTTCTGAAAGTGTGGAGCTTAACTGACCTCCTGCAACATTCAAAAACCTCTGAACCGAACTAATACCAATATCCGTAGTGTTTACAGTAAATGTTGAGTCTAAAAAATCATTCGTTCCATCAAACTCCACCGCAGGCTTTCCGTTGTCCGTCACTACGCCCGTACTGCTGTCGTAAATTTTTGGCTGACTTCCTGTTGACGTCTGCGTCGCGTCGTTTGAGCCTGCTTGGTCATACCACACCTTTACAAATCCATTAGAGCTACCGCAGAATGTTGCAAGGGCAGCGCTATTCAGCTCGTTGTCGACAAACCCAATGTCTTGCTCTGCGTTGTCTGATGCCCTACGGACACGAATGGATGACCCTGTATAGGTGGAGTCAAGCAAGCGCAAAGAGTACGCAGCGGCGGCTCCCGGGATAGTCATTTAGCAAACCCGTAAAAACTGAGGTATTTTCCCACGTCATCACCAAAGGAGGCCGGAGCCGTGCCGTTCGCTTGTCCTGCAAATGATAGTATCGTTGATGTAGGTCAGCGCGTCAGCGTACGAGGTGTCGAATACGAACTCGTGAATGAGCGTCCACGTCCCGAAGGCGTCGGTGCTTCCAAACTCATCCTTGTAGTAGACCTTCCTCTTGATCACGTTGCCCGCGCTTGGCGTGTCGCTCTGCTGACTGAGGTACACCCCCGTGCCTGTCCACCGTGCCGTGTCGATACGTTCGATGGTGGCCGTCCCTGCGTCGAGGGTCGAGGCCATCGTGGAGGCGGTAGCGTCGAACCTGTTGAGGTATCCAGTCGCGCCGTTAGATGCCGCGATGATGCGGCCTTGGGCATCAACTGTGATGTCTGCGGTAGTGTAGCTCCCGGGAGTTACTGCGGTATCATCGAGGCTCACTACGACGTCTCCGGTTGTAGGGGTTGCGGTGAGACCCGTGCCACCCGATACGCTGTCGACAGGCGCATCACCTCCAAAGGTCAGCGTCACATCCCCGTTGCCGTCGTCTACAAGCGAGCCGTTAGGCACGTTGATGGTAGCCACCGAAAGTACGTCAGGGCTTCCGTCAAGCTCTCGCATACGCAGCAGGCCACGAGCCTTATACGAAGGTGTCGTGCTGCCTTCAGGCTCTACCCCCGTCAGAGGGGCGTTGCATGAGTCGTAGG